GACTGCACCACCGGCAGGCCCCAAAGGCGGGCTTGGCCGTTGTTGTAGTCGAACGGGATCTTGCCAGCCTGGACGGTCAGCAGCTCGGTCTCGATGGTGGCCCAGTCTGCCGGGTTCAGCAGGATGGCGTCCGGCGAGTAGCCCGCGCTCATCAAGTCAGCAATCACCTTGCGGATCAGCACGAGCTTGGGCAGGGTGGAACCCAGCGCGCCAGACAGGTAGCCGTGCGCGGTGTAGTTGCCGGTGTCGAACACGCCAGAGATGTTCGGCGCGGTGCCGTCGCCAACTGCAAGCTGCGTTTCGACGCGGCGATTCACGCCGTAGCGCATGCGGGTCTCGACGTAGGCGGCGAGCGCGGCATTGTCCATGGCGAGCTGGCGGCTGATCTTGATCCAGTGCGCGACGGTCGAAATCGGCATATTCACCAGCGACCAGGTAAGCGCCGACTCAGGCTTCGCCAGGCCTTCTGCGGTCTCTGCGGCCGCATTGGTGAAGCTGGCCTCCTTGGTGAATTCGATGGCGTTCGAGCTGGTCGGCAGCGACGGGAACAGGCTTTCCATCGTCAGCATCTGGAACGCACCCGGAACGATGCCCGGCTTGCGATCCGGCGCGACGTTGGTGTCAGATCCGGTCAGGGTGTTCTTCACCTCGTATCGGGCCTTCTGAGCCGAGCCGGTGACGAAGTTCTTGTAAGCGTCCGACTTGATGAGCTGATCGCCCCAGCCATCGGCCTGCTTGTTCTCGACCTGCAGTGCGCCGCGCTGCTTGAGTTGCAGGATCTCGTCAGCGAGCTCGCGCTGCTTGATGCCCAGCCCTTCAATGGCCGCGGCGGTGTCGTGCGCGACCTTGCCGACGGCTTCGGTTTCCGCCTTCGCCTTGGTTGCGAACTCGGCGATCTTGGCCTCAATGCTGTCGAGGCCCTTCTGGATGAGGTCAATGCTCATTTTTCGATGCTCCTAGAATGAAAAAGCCCGCTCAAGGCGGGCCAGATGCCGGGAAGGTGACGATTAGGCGCGAGTGCGCAGCAAGAAGAGTGCAAGCGCATCCTCGTCCTCTTTTGCCTCATCCTGAAGGTCTGCATCGCGCAGATTCAGCAGGTCTTTGGCGCGGCTCAGGATCGTCTTGGCCGCTTCACGCGAAAAGCCCCCAGCATCACGCAGGAAGCGCTCGAATTCTTGGATCGAACCAATCTGCTCGATCTCGCTCTTGACGCTTGAAAGATCAACTCGCGCGGCAGAGTCAGCAGGAAATGCAACGACGGATATTTCGATCAGGCGCGACCACTTCTTGATGACACGCTTTCCGTCATCAAGCATCTCGAAGTCGCCTGCCTTGAGGTATCCGCCAATCGAAAGCCCGTCGAGCGTGCCGTGCTTCAGAGCTGCACGCACATCGCCGGCCAGGCTCATGCCCGGAGTGATCTCGCCTTCAACGTACAGGCCGTGATCGTCTTCCTTCGCCACAGTCCATTTCCCGATCGGCAGCCCGTCAAACGCCTGATGGCCGTAAAACATCTTCGGCTTCCCGTCGCGCTTCAGCGTCGTCTCGAACGCGCCCTTCAGGATTGTGTCGCCATAGGAATCGACGCCACCAAAGACGGACGCATAGCCGGCAAACTTCCCGGTGTCGCCGTCCATCTTGATGTCGCACTCACTGAGGCTCAACGACTTGCGAACTAGCATTTAACTCTCCTTGGCCAGCCGCTTTCTGGAGCCTGAAAGACTCCCATCTCTTGCGGTTTGCCTCTGAAATCTTCTTTTTGTACTCGTCCGCCCTAACCCTTACGACCTTCTCGCCGGACTTTCTGTAGTTTTCCCATCGCCGAAGCTGCGCGGCTGACATCGCCTCTCGCGCTTCATTGCTTCTCTTTTCCCCTGTATGGGAAGAAGACATTTTGATCTTTGCTTCTTGAGAGTGCGTTATTCCAAGATGGCTTTCAGAAAGGCGCCGCCTTGTTGCGTCAGATGTTTTCCTTCCCTTAAGCGCCCGAGAAATCTTCTCTCTAGACGACTCAGCAAGAAGTCCGGCGCTGCCGCCGCCTCCGTTCAAGTTAAACCCGAACGGATGAATTGTATTTAATTCTCGTATCAGCTTTTGCTCTTTTTTGTCCAGCTCGTCGTGCCGGCACAAGCATTCAATCTCGACCAAAAAAGCGTCCCATCCGTATTTCTTTACGCTTCTCGATATAAGAGTTTCGCTTTTTGCAAGACGATGCGACGCCAGCCTTGCCCATAGATTTCTAGTTTGGCCGACGTACTTCTTCCCGGACGCGGAGTGCGTTATGACGTAAATGCACGAAACTGCATTTGCGTCCTTTGCTGACATCGCTTTTTCCAAGTAGGGCTCGTTTTTTCTAGCCCTACATTCTGGTATGTTGATAGACTCAGAGACAGCCATCGTTCGCTCCTTATCAGCGATTGGTGGTTAGAAGCCCTATCGGATTCCAGTCCTTTAGGGCTTCGCTTTTATCCAATTATACTACTGCGCCAAGTCGCTACCATCACCGCCGCTGGAGACCTGTTTGCCGAGCATGGTGATCGGCAGCAGGTTTGACTGAACTGTCAGATCATCGCCACCCGGAACCGGCGGATCATTCTCAAGCTGTCTGCACTCATTGCGCGTTTTGAGCCCGTTCTGCACGAGCTTGGCGTAAATCTCGGCTCGGTCCTTCAAGTTGGATCGCAGCAGGCCGTCAAGCGAGAATTCGACCGTCAGCGTTGCGCGCTGGCCTGCGGTCAATACGCGCTTCGTGATCGCCTGCTCAACGGACACGAGCAGCGGCCGGATGGTCAGCTTGTAGAAGCCTTCGACCAGTTGCTCGATACCGCTGCCCCATGCCGTTACGTTTGACTGATTGATGAGCACGGACGGCACGCCGAACCAGCGCGCGATCTCTTCGACGGTGAATTGCCGCGTTTCGAGTAGCTGCTGATCTTCAGGCGATAGGCTCAGTTGCTGATACTTCATGTTCGCTTCGAGCACGAACAGCCTGCCCACCGTGCCGGCCTGCATCCCTGCGAAGTTGTTTTGAATTGCCGTGCGCTGCGCCGCCGTCAGTACGGAATCCACCATCAGCACGCCTGTCGGCTTGCCGGAATTCGAGAACAGACGCGAGGCTTGCGTTTGCGCGTTCGTGCTCTCGGTCGTCGATGCGCGCATGTAGTCCATTCGCGCAAGGCCAATGGTGCCGTTCCCCATTTCCTTGATGTGCAGCACGCTCTCTGCCGCAAGCACCGCAACGTCGTTCTCCAGCTTGTAGAGATAGACCGACGAGCCATCAGGCAGAATCTGCAACTCAACCTGATCCGCAGACATCGGCCACAGTGCATAGCACTCGCCGCGCGCATCCCGCTCGATCCGGGCGTATGCGTTGCCGCGCAGCAACAGGTTCATGCACATCGCCGTCCAGAACTCGGCCGGCGTCATCCTGGCGTTCGGGCTGTCGTGCAGTACGCCCCACAAGGACGATCCGCGATCAAGGTCGCGCGCCCCGCTCCGATTGCGATAGACGAACAGCGGCAGCGTGGCAACCGTCTTTGCGATGCGCTCAACGCACGCCCACACCGCAGCAATCTGCAACGCACCATCAGGCGACAGCGCCGTCGTGTTCTCAACGAGCGACGTAGCCGGTACGGGCTTCTGCGCGCCGCGCCGGTCACCCAGCGCAAAACCGCTGAACAGCCCGGAGAACCAGCTAACAATGCTCATAGGATCAAAGGCTCATAGATGAATTCGTCAATGTTGCCGCTCTGCTCGATATCGTTCGGCATCACACCAACCGCCATCGCCAGCGCCACCATGCCGTCAATCCGGCCGGATGCGCGCGACTTGATAAATTTCTTGTTCTCGGCCGGGTCTTGCACGACCGTGGCGTTATTCGCGCACATCGCAAGCACCGGATGATTGCCGTGCTTCAGTTGCGCATTCAGGATCTTCGATTCCAGTTCGCGCAAAGCCGGCGACATACTGACAAAGCCCTGCCCGAACTCGACGAACCGCTCTAGCTCGTCCTCGCTGAACCCCGCTCGCTCAAGGCACGGCTTCAGAAAGCGCATGTTGTAGCGGTCGAACGCAATCGCTTGCACGTCGTGGCGGTCGAACACATCGCGCATATACGCCGCGATGAATTCGTACTGAATCGAGCGCCCCGGCGTTGTCTCTAGCCATCCATCGCGCGCCCAAAGGTCGTATGGCACGCGATCTGCGCGGCTCTTTTCCGCCAGTCCTTCCGACGGAAGCCAGAACGTCGGATGCACATCGCCCTCGTCAGAAACGAGGACAAGCGCGGTCAAGTCGGACACAGAGGACAGATCAAGCCCGCCCCAAATCCGCCTTCCTTCCAGCGGCTCAGGCAAAGCACCGCACGACTCCCACGTCGCCCGAGTCACGAACGGGTTTTTCGACTCTATGCACTGGTTCGCAACGAGGTTGCGGAAGCTCGCCTCACGCGCCGGCATCCTCTTCGCCTCTTCCATCTGGCGGAACACTTCCTCGTGATTCATCAAGTGCCAGTTAGGCTGCGCCTTGGCTAACTGCTCTCGGTCGAACGGGTCGCCATCTTCCGGCACCGCGTACAGGATGCACTTCACGCGAGGATCTGCGCCCGATCTTGCGTCCTGAATCAATATCGACAACAGATCATCAGGCTTTGCTGCCTGCGTCGAGATAACAATCGACATCGGATTCTGCTGCGCAGCCGCTGCGGTTTCCATCGCCTCGTACAGATCGAAGCG